GATCTGGGCGTTTGCCGCCTCCCAGTCATCTCCATAGTCTAATCCGCCAACAGTATTTTGGACTGGTGTCTTGTCCGCAGGGTTTCTTGACATAAACACAAGGTCTGGCCTGCCTCCCTGATATTTCTGGTTTGCCGCCATAAAGTCATCTACAGCCTCATTACCCCAGTCGGATCTAGCCACATCCTCATTAAATCTAATTCTAGCCTCTGGCTGGAACCCACCTTTTCCGTATAAACCAGTGAGCGCTGTATCAAAAGCATTTAACCAATTTCCGCCTTCTGGCTCCGCTCGGCTTAAAGTTTTTTCAGAAAAGTTTGGAACATCTGCGCCTTTTTGTTTAACGACAGACGCTATTTCGCCATCTGGCTTAACGGCGAATCCTGCATTGCCTTCTGGCGTCATAAACATGTTCATGCCACGATAGCCTTCTGGCTCATAAACGTCAACAGATTTGCCGATCGGCCCCCAGCTACTTTGGGCAGACTTTAATCTGTCAGAAACATAATTTCTCCCGAAATCTGAGTTCGGGATATTTGCCACTCCGTCTTTGATTACGCGGTTCGTAATATTCAGGCCCTTACCAAGAGCGCCAAGGCCGAGTAGGCCCAACGCGCCGCCGCCTACGTTAAGCGCCGCTGACCCGTAATCGCCCGCAGCGGCGTCTCTGCGCCCTTGCTCAAGCTGAACAGGCGCGTCGGCACCAAATGCACCCAGCAATCCAAGGCTGTCGCCAAATTTAGTCAATGCATCAGCCTGCGGACGATCAAATGGCCTGCCAAGCATCTTTTCAGACACGCTGCGCGACGTATAAGGGTCTAATCCGAACCAATCTGAGCCTTTTTGAGCCATCCAGCTTCTAGCGTCATCAAATGCACTTGTCTCAGGCTCATACATCGTAGCCTGCGACATAGCCTCTTGGGCCGCACGGGCCTGCGATGACTCTAGCGTCTCAACCTGACCATCAGGCCAGTAAACCATGCCACCGAAGACTTCTGGCTCCATTATGCACCGCCCTGACGAAGATAATTCTGAATATCAAGAAGCCCCTGCGGGTTTTGCGTGGTGGGCTGCTCACTTGATGGCTGCGACAGCAGCCCCATAGCAACTGGAGGAGCGGCCAGTGCCGCCTTATTGAAGATAAAGTCCTTCAGCATTCCCTCACGGCTCAGGCCGCGCTCACCGCCACGCTTATCAAGCGTGCGACGGAATAAATCCATAAACGTGCCTTGGCTTTCGTCGGCTAGACCCGTTAGATCTCCCGCGCCCATCCATAAGTTAGCCTGAAACTGCGCAGGCGTCATGCCATAACGCTTGGCCGCAAGATTAGCCAGATCTTCGTATGCACCATACTCTGTTACGTCTGGGACGTCGGCCCATGCCGATGGCATATCCTTAAACACCGACGTGTCAGTGATAACGCCGTCTCCAGCGGCCTTCTTTAGCTTAATCTCTGTGACTGGCTTGCCCTTGACGTCACGCACTGTGATGTAAGGCTCAATCGCATCGCCGTATTTTTCACGAACTGCAGCTAAGTTATCGGCACTAAGCGAAACTTGCTTGCCTAGAAAATCTGGGCTACCATCAGCCATAGCCAGTAAGCGCATGAAGTGCATGTCGGCGGCAATGTTTTTCTCGTTGCCCATAAGGCTATTTGTAAAACCCTTAACCTTTGGGTTTGCCTGCAGCCACTTGGTCAATTCAGACTGAGTTAAGCCCTCTGGTGGCGTCTTTTCCCAGCGTCCCTCTGCCTGCTTAACAATATTTTGGGCCTGACCGCGCTGCTTGATATGGCCATAGCCAAAGCCGTCATCTGGCATGTTTGGCACGTCAATACCGAGTGCCTCTGCGGCCTTTCTCGGTGTTATCCCTTTTTCATTTACAAGAGCAGCCACACGCGGTGCGTCATCACCCAGCGCACGATAGAAACTGGCAAAGCGAATATTCTGCGGAACTTTAGCGCCCGTAGACGTTGCGCCGATCTTTGAAATATAATCGCGCCACTCCGCGTCGCCTTTTTCTTTACCAAGGGCATTCACAAACCAATCGCGCAGCTCCTCGGTGTTATACCAGTCTGAGCCAGACAGCTCCTGCCCCTTTGCAATCTTTTCGTCAAACACGCCAAACAACGGGCTGTTTGCGTCTTGCATTTGTTCCTGAAGGCGCATCATGCGTGGAGGGACATTCTTTGGCTCATAACGAGAAAATGACCCGCCAGAGCGATCAGGTGCAGCGCCAAGATACCTAACATCAGAACCCGCTGGCAAGTTTACGCTATCAAACATCCCGCCTAAACGCGGCCCGCCATTGTGGCCGATAGCCTGAGACACTGCAGGTGGAGCGCTTGGCAGGCCACTTGCCTTCTTGCCCGCGCCAATCGTCCTTGCTAACGCACGAATAAGATCAGCGCCATCAGCCATTTATCTCATAACCCCAGAAGGTGGTGGCATAAACGTAGGCGTGTGGTTCTGTCCCATTTCGTATAGCTTACGCAAGAAATCTGGGCTGTTCTGCAACGTACCTGCGGGAAGCCCACTCAGGAACGACATGTATGCTGGGTCTTGGGCAGCCTGCGCCGCTGGTGCCGTGCCGCCCGCCATTGCTGAATTGTTATACGGAATATTATAGAAATCCTGTGGGCCAGCCTGCGTGGCATTCCAAGGCGGCTGGGCCATTGCTGGGTTGCCAGTCTGATTGTAGAAATCCTGCGGTGCGGCCTGAGTTGCCCCCACGCCCTGCGGAGTAATTGCCGCAGCCGTTGGAGCGCCAGACTGCGAGCCAGCCTGAGCCATTGCGGCCTGACGCTCGGCGTAGCCCTGTGGACGCACGCCCAGTGCATTCAGCAAACCAGTAATGGCAAATGGCCCCTTAAACCGATTGCCAGCCGTCCCAGCACCGCCGCCATTAAACATGTCAACCGACGCAGGCACATACTTGCCGCTCGGATCTTCATAGCCATAGCCGAAGCTCAGTAGCCCGCCGCGACGCTGTCGGTTGCCCGCGCTGTCAATCGACGTGTAGCCTTGGGGACGCTCGCCCGCAACGGCTGCGCCGCCGCCAATGCGCTGATAGTCTGCGTTATCTAGCGTCGAATAGGAATTACCAGAACCGCCACGACCTCCGCCGTCAAACATATCACGCAACGCGCTGACCCTGTCGTCACCTTCTCCGTATCCCCATTGACCCATTAGGCAATCCCCTTCAAATTCCGTTTAATCGGCTGGTTCCACTTGGTCGATACACCGCCCATCGCAGTTACCGCATCGCCAGCCAATGTCAAACAAGCCGCGTCCGCTAAGTCTGGAGACGCCAAGCCACGCTTGCGCATCTCATCCTTACTCTCGGCACGCATCTTGCCACTACTGGCAAAACTATACCTTATCGAAGTCAATTCCGCAATCAGTTGGTCGTCTTTGGGAATTTTGCTGTTGCGGCTCTCCAGCCACCCGCGCATCTTAAACCACAGCTCCGCACGCAGGTTACTGTACGTCGTCCCCATCGACGGGCTTTCGCCGACGTTCACGCCGCGCACGGGCAGGCCCAGCTCACGCAGTCGATCCACCACGCCGCCGCCCATGCCGATGCTGTCAACCAAGATCTCCTGTGGGCGCAGCGAGGGCGGCAGGCCATCATACTCAGCCTTCACCCGACCGACAGTCTGCATCAAGTCTAGCCCCTGCCAGCGGCTGATCTCGGTAATAACTGGCCCGACCCGCTTGGCCAGCGCCGTCTTGTCCGTCCCAAAGCGGGCGACGTCCAGACCCCAGATCGGCTTGGTATCTTCGGCAACCTGCACGTCACGATGTGACGCAGCTTCGGCCAAGTGAATGGGTATGATCGTGTCATCATCTGCCAAGGGAAACTCGCCCAGAACCCTGATCCGATAGGCGTTGCTCTCCTCGCCATACCGCATCTTCATCTCCTCAACAAACTCGTCCGACACCAATGGGCTTTCAATGCAGCTCCAGCGCCGCGTCCACCAAGTATCCGACAGGCGATTGTGCGTCTCGTAGAACGTGCCGCTCGATCTGGTAGGGTTGCCGAGCAGTAGCGTCGTGGCGGAGTGGCCAGACATGGAGCCTGCGGCAGCCTCAAACACTGGCTCAGGTACGCCCGATGCCTCATCTACAACAAGCAGCACATTCTCGGAGTGTACGCCCGCTAGAGCTTCTGGCGTTTCGGCGCGTGATGTTCTGGCCGAAATAAACGCCTCGGAGGGTGCCGACGTCAACACAACGCGATCCGACTTGACGTCAATCAGCGGCTGCAGCGGCTTCGGCATCTCGCTGATCCATTTTTTTAATTCAGCGAACAATGCGTCAAACAACTGGCCCGTGGTGGGGGCCGTGACGACAACCTTGCACGGAAACTTAAATAACAAATACCAAAGCATCGCCCACAACGCCGCCGTGGACTTGCCAGTCCCGTGGCCCGACCTAATTGAGCTCTTTCGCTCCCCACGGGCAATGGCATCTAGGAATTCCTCCTGATACGGCGTCGGCGTTCCCCCCAAGATCTCGCGGACGAAGCGGGCAGGGTCTTTCTTATAAAGCGAAACAAATTCAATGAACGGGTTCTCTTCACTCATCTGATACCTCTGGGGTAATGTCGATCATCTTAGACTTCTTCAGCGCCTCAATGTGTAGGTCGCCGAGGTTGATCGTGATGTGCGACGCCGCCTTGCCGCCGTAGCGCTCGGCATTCAATGCGCCAGCCATGAACTTGCGGTAGTTCGCCTGCTCGCGTATGGCAGCTATCTCATTTGTGCCTGACGTGGCCGATAGGCCATCGACCAGCTCAAGGCCACGCTCTGCGATTGCGTCGGCAGCCTCGAGCCGACCCTTCTCAAGTGCCTTCGCCCATTCGGGATTGGAATTTAGGACGCGAGACATTGTGCCGCGTGCGCACTCGAACTGCTTTGCAATCTGCGAGACCGTTACGCCAGATGCGATCTGCTCGTACAGCCAGTCAGCTCCCCCCTGCTCTGTGACGTGTGAGATGATGTTCCGTGTTAGCGGCTTGCCTGCCATTTCGTACTCTCCCTAATTTTTTAAAAATTTATAGCAGGTTAGGCTTTTTTGCAATGGGGGGGGTAGGGGCAGCTTTCACTGTGTCACAACCTACATAATTGTAGCCCCCGCCGCCGCGAAGAGCGGGGGGGGTCTGAGCGATCTGACCTGCCAGACAGGGCGGATGTTAGCGCTATCATCCTATAATAAGTATTATGTAATATGTTTATAGTATGCTAAGTCATTGATATCATTAAGTATGTCATATTCATGGCGTCATAACTGGTGATATTACCCGGCAGTCATGCAGTCAGTGCATAGCAAATGGGAGTAAATCTGGCCTCGCGGGGATGTGTAGCGACGTAACTGTCTTGTTGCGTGGTTAGAGAGCCTCAGAGGCACCATACAGCTTGATTGGCAGCTTTTATGATACGAGGTAGCCGAGGAGGCTAGACAGGCCTTAGAGCGGCTCTCACGCGCTCTAATGCACGGTATGCAGTTCGCCCTCTTCTTCGGCCCAATCCATTGCCATCTCGA